GCTGAACTCGACCCCTACGGCCAGCTTGTTTTGCTGCCGTTCGTACCAGCGCGCAAGGTTCTGCGCGTGCGTCTGGTTCATCGGTGCGCGGCGGGTCATCCGATGACCTCCCGGGCTTCGATTTCCAGTTCCATCCGGCGCAGGTCGAGGTCGGCAACGCCCAGCACCTCAAGGGTCCGGGCTGCCTGTCCGGTTTCCTGCAGCAGCAACCGGCTAGCCGTGGTTACGCCAGCGACCCAGGGCAGCACGATGCGATAGGTGATTTCCCCGCGGGCAACGTCCACGGTTTCCAGCTGCGACGGGTTGGCAGTCTCGATATGCCCCAGCACCGTTGCCGCAGTAGTCCAGGTCTTCGTGCCCTGCCCGTATGAATCGACCGACGTGGCATAGTTCTGCACCGCGAATTGGTGGCGGAACATGCCCCGAGGGGTCATACGACGGCCCTTTCGTGCATCAGCGCCACCAGCATCTGCTGGGCCTTGCCCTCGATGCTGCCAGTGCTGTCGCCGCGGTCGGCGTATAGACGGGTCGCCAGTTCCAGCACCGGCAGGATGGCCGATGGCTGTTCGTCAGTGGACCAGTACAACGTGACTGGACGCTCGGCGTCCTCGGGCACGATCAGGACCCTACGGTCGCCTTCGTAGTGGATTTCGAGCGGTTCCTGCACCGCACTGCCAGACTCGGTGTAGTACGGCGCAACCAGTGCGCCCACCAGCACCGGCTGCGGGTAGGGGTAGAACGGTACCTCGCCTTCCTCGCTGATGATGGCGCTATGCAGTACCTCCAGCGCACTGACACCGGTTGCCGCCTCCCAGGCGCGGATAGCGGCGGGCAGCAGGATGCTGGTGATGTACGAATCGTCGGCGCTGTGATAGATCCGCGCATGCGCCTTGAAATTCGTGAGGTTGATCACTGCTGCTGCCATAGTTCTGCTCCGAAATCGGGGCCGGGGGCGTTAGCCCCCGACCCCGACGGTCACGGTGTTGGGAATCAGGCCTCGCGACGGATCACGCCACCGGCGTACTTGTCGACGATCTTCGCGTCAGAACGCATCATCGACAGGTAGCGCACCTTGCCCGCCAGCCCGATGGTGTACGGGTCGACGCGGAACGTCACCTGCGTGCGGTCCACGATGCGGTAGCCGCGGCCGAGGTCACCGAAGAAGATGGCAGTGCTTGCCTGCGCACCAGCGTCAGGCATGAACTCGCTGATGTAGACAGGACGCCCCATCAGGCGGCCAGTGCTGCCATCCTGCACCATCATGCCCTGCATGCCGTCGTACAGGAACTTGCCCGTAGCGCCAGCGTCACGAATCTTGAGCAGGTTGGCCCAGGTGTTCGCGTTCATGATCCAGCTGCCGTTCTGCTGGTATCCAGGCTTGATCTTCGAGTACAGCGTGATGATGTCCTCGAAGTCAGCCTCAGTGCCGACGGCGCCGGTCTTGACGATGTTGCCGGAATCCCAGTTCCCGGGGATGGCAATGCCTTCTTCCTGACCGGTGCCGCTGCCGACGATGTGCTTCTCGGCGCGGGCCTTGCCGTGCGCACGGGCGTGATCAATGACGATCTCGGCAGCCACGTCCACCACGGAGTCGTTCAGCAACTCCTCGGTGATGTCGGTATACGCCGCGGTCTTGTGGGCGGTAAACGCCTTCTTGATCGTGGTGAAGTTGCTCTCGGTGTAGTTGACGTTTTCCGCCACATACGCCGCGGTCATCTTCGCGTCGATCACGGGAAGGTCAAGGTTGGTGGGGAACGCCTGGACGGTCGCCAGCATGCGAACCGGGTTGTCCCAGTCCAGCCACTTGACGAACTCGCCAGTCTGCTGAGTGACGGTGGTGTTGCCAGCCGTCGCAGCCGTGCCGATGGTCAGCACGGTGCGCATGTCGAGGTCGAGCGGGTTGCCGTCGCGGCGCATGATCTGCCGAGCGAGGTCCTGCACGGTCGTGCGGGCGCCTGCGCGGGACTCAGGACGCAGAACGGTGTTTCCGGCCGCCTTGACGGCGTCCAGCCGGCTGCGCACCGACAGGCTCGACAGCTGGCCGTCGATGGCGCGGATTTCTTCTTCCGCAGCGTCGAACGCCTTCACGGCGTCGGGCGTTGCGGTCTCGGCGTACTGCTCGCACGCAGCGACGAGCTGCGCACGCTTCTCACGAAGCATTTCGGGGGTCACGGTCATTTCAGTTCTCCTAGCCGCAGCCGCAGGGCCCGGGCAACGAGCCCGGAAGAATTACGGAACGCCCGTACCGCGGCCGCGGTCGC